ATTCTAAAAAACTAATTCTGTTCTAAACAATATAGAGAAAATAATATTATTATACTAAAAGAAATGAGTGCTAATATCGAGACAGATTATACTATAACAATTAAAAATAAAGAAATATGGGAATTTTTTAATGAAAATCCATCTATTGATTTTGAGAACGCGGTTCTTATTCTTATTGATATTTTTGATATAACTCTTAAAAATGCACAGCAAACTGTTAGTAATAAAATGAATACAAGATTATTGTCTTCTATGACAGAACAGATGACACAAATAAAAGATTTGAGAACCGACATCACAAATATGAAGCAGGAATTCTCAAAAATTAACACCGAATTATTTAGTTCTCTAATTATTAAGTTCTCTGATATCAAAAAAGATTACATCGATGAAATGAAAAATATTATGACATATAATGGTTCCACATCTTTGGACAAAATGACAACGCTTATTGATAAAAATAATACTTTGTTAATGGATAAAACAAAATTACTATTGACTGATATTGTTCCGAGAACTAGTGATGTCTATTATCGCCAAATACAAGAAAACATTCAACAATTTCAGAAAAACGTTATTGCGGAAACATCCAAGTTATTATCTAATTCAAAAACAGAGAACTCGCTTGATGATTTTTTCAATAGTTTTGATTTAAGATTCACAACGATGACCCAATCTTTACAAAACCCTATTTATAACTTTATTACAGCAAGTGAAGAGCGTATTAATAAGAATTTAATACTATTGAAAGACCATGCTATGAGTAAAGAAACAGTCCAAGATAAATTATTCAACGAATTAGATGATTTTCTGAATAAAAATAAATACAAGAATTCCACCATTCGTGGAAAAACCGGAGAAAACCAATTAGAAGAAATTTTAAACCAAATGTTCCCATCTTCCCATGTTAGAAACACATCTGGATTGACTGCTGCTGGAGATTTTATTTTACAAGAACGAGAACAAGGAAAACAAAATATTCTATTTGAGAACAAACACTATAGTTCAAATGTAAATAATGACGAAGTTCTCAAATTTTTACGCGACGTTAAAGAACAGAAATGTAATGGAATTATCTTATCACAAACATCTGGAATTGTATCTAAAAAGCAGTTTCAGGTAGAAATTATTGACAGTTTAATTGTAGTCTATGTTCTCAATTGTGAATATGACCCTGACAAAATTAAAATTGCAGTAGATATTATTGATACGTTGTCTTCCTGTTTATCTTCTTATATTAATATTGATAATGATGCGGATAATACTGCTATTTCTATTGAAATAATGCAAAGAATGAACGAAGAATATAGTAGATTATGTCATCAAAAACTTGCTCTTATTGAGAACGTCAAAGTATTAACAAAAGAAATGACAAAGAAACTTACAGAACAAATTGAAGATATTAAATTACCTACATTAAACACATTTCTCTCTACAAAATTTGGTAATTATAATGTTTCTACTACCGCCGACGTAGATAATGCTCTTGCGTGTAAATATTGTAAAAAAACGTGGACTACAAAAGCTTCGTTAGCTTCACATATGAAAGGATGTGCCAAAAAAAATGCAGCAAAAAATACACTAGAAATATAATTTTATAACAACTATATATACGCAATTATGAGTATTAAATTAGAAAATGCTTTGCAAGAACTACCAATTATATTGGAAGACCTACATTCAAAATGTGATGATACTAAATATCATTTAGGATTAACAGAGTTTAAAAATCGTGATGCAGATGCAGTAATTTATGACGAAAAAAACTATGATATTATATTGTGCTTGTACTATAACAATAAATGCATTTCTAGCGTAGTGGGAAGATATGACCCTTCAGACAAATCAATAGAAATATTATCAAAAACTCATGAAGATTTTGAGAACAGAAAATTCAATTTATATTTAAGAACCGTATTTATCTATTTAATGTGCTTTGTGAAACCGACTGTTAGAAAAGTTTTTTCCTTTTCAGTAAACCCAATTTCAACTTATACAATGTATAAATACTATAATGCATCTAATGAAGATTTAGATGAATTTGTAAAAGATAATAATTTAACACCAGTAATTTTTACACCCGATGATGCAAAACGATTTCATGAATATTTTAAAAAAAAACACACAAAAACAATAGAAAGTGCGGAATTAGAATTGGAAGAAATGTTGGAAGACGCTTCTATGGAAGAGTTTGGATGGGATTCAAAAGAAGAGGCTATTAAATTCATTATGAATGAAACAAATATAGAAGCTATTTCGTTGTCCTTATCACTTAAAAAGCCTGCTACTATTAAAAAGTTTTTATTATCTACATTATCTCAAATAAATATTAAATGTGACGCTAAAACCGCAGGTAAAAAGAAAACAAAAAGCAAACAAGAAAGTAAAGCAAAGGTGGGTACACGCAAATGTCGTTAATTTTTTATTTTTCCTTTTTTTATAAATAATTTTATGTAAAACTATACTGTAGTAATAGTATCAAAAAGTGTAAATTTGTAGTTTAGTTGTAAAATCACAATTGTAGTTTTGTAATTACAATTGTAATTTGTTATTTTTTTTGAATATTTAGAAGTATTTATCTTGCAATTATATATATATTAAAAATGGAAAGAGGACTAGTAATGTTACTACATTCTATGATAATCGGGTTTTTACTATATATATTTATGGTTTTCGTTTTGAAACAATCAGCTATGGTTGCTGAAAATAGAAGTTTATTGTTAGCTGCTATTGTTTTAATATATATGATTCTTTTTGGGCATGGCCTGCCGCGTTTCACTAAGGTCTAACGAAGTTTTGGGTTTTATTTTTGTATCACGTTATTATATAAAAATGAGCAATACGTTATATAGTAGCTTGCGCTATCATAACCGCCAATTCAGAGTAGAACCACATCCCGATATAGATAAAGAAGAAAAAGATGGAACTAATGGATGGTTAGATAGTGCAAATAGCTGGTTACGAACATATTTGAAAAAAAGATTTACTCCAGATCCAGATATAAACACCGAACAACAAAAAGATATTAATGTGTTCAAAGAATATATGTTAGATTACATTAAAAATGATCACTATGATTATAGCGAATACGATAGTCATGCAGAACGCGCGATAAATAACAAACGTAAGGAAAGACTTATAACTGCGGTAAAAGAACTAGATGATAAAACATACAAACAATGGTTGGGAGATGACGACGATGTTCATGGTGGCAGTAAACGTCGTCGACGTTCCAACAAATCCAAGAGAATTTCCAAACGAAACACCCAACGCAGAAAAATACGACGTCAATGTCGCAAATACATTAATAAATGTCAATAACGGGTTGTTTTGATTTGCTATACATAAATAAATTAGTTAGTTATGTATTGAATTATATTTTTTTCCAAGAACAAATATTATTCTTGTTCAGTTTAGATATATATTTGTTCCCATCATTACCAACCATCGTTTTATTACAGTTTTCATTAGCAGGATATGGTGGAGATTTCCTATTTTTATATTTTTTTAATGTTTTTTTATGATTGTTTACAGCATTTTTACCAGAAACACTTTTAATTTTTTCAGTCATATTTTTACGTTGTGTTTTGTTTAGTCCTAAAGGATTTGTTTTAGTTTTTAACGCATATTTTAGATTACGTATCCAGCTTGTTTTACAACCTTCTTTGCAAGTTCCATTTCCTATTGACGATAATCTTTGCATAGCCCCATTATAACTAGTAATAAATGGCATATATATATTATATATATAAAGTAAAATAAAATAATATATATCATTATTTTATTATGAGTTTATCTGTTGATTATGATATAACAATTATTGGAGGAGGTATAGCCGGACTATATGCAGCTTATAAAATACTCAAAATGTCTCCAAAAACCCGCTTTTTATTATTAGAACGCTCTAATAGACGAGACCTTGGTGGTCGAGCCAGTAATGTTATGTTCCACGGTGCTTCTGTAGTTACCGGCGCCGGTATTGGTAGAAAAAATAAAGATAAGTTTTTGTTGAAATTAATGAGAGAACTTGATTTACCAATCAACGAATTTACTACTGGGCATCACTTTTCTAACACTATTAAACCGCCTTGTGATGTTAAAACTACATTTATGAAACTCCGTAAAGAATATAAAACACAATCTGATAAAAACGGCGAGAACATCCATGTATCTTTCAAAGATTTTGCCAAAAATGTTCTCGGGAATACTCTTTATAATCAATTTATAACCTGTGTTGGTTATAGTGATTATGAAAATGAGGATGTTTATGATACATTATTTCATTATGGATTTGATGATAATTACCAAGAGTGGGTAGGGTTCTCTGTTCCTTGGAAGAAATTAGTTGATTCACTAGTTTTAAAAATAGGTATTGAGAACCTGTCATTAAATAGTAATGTAAAATCGATAAATTCCGTTGATAATAATGGGTTCTCAATAGTTTTTGAAAAAACCGGCCGTGTATCAAAAATTACAACACAAAAGGTTGTCTTAGCAACCGATGTTAATAGCGCTATGCAATTAATTCCTGGTGCAAAATCCGATAAAAACAGTATTTATAGACAAATAAAAGGACAACCTTTTCTACGTCTTTACGGTAAATTTACAAAGGAATCTATTCCTATTATGAAAAAATACTCTCCTAACCTCATGGTTGTTCCCGGACCTATACAAAAAATTATTCCTATGGAACCGGATAAAGGAGTTTATATGATTTCTTATAGTGATAATCAGAGAACGTTGGCCTTACGTAAATATTTGGAAAATAATTCCACTAATCGAGAACATTTATGTAGATTATTAGAAAAATCTCTAGGAATACCAAAAGATGAGGGTTCTCTAGAAATGACCGATATTATGGATTTTTATTGGCCAATTGGAACACATTATTACGAACCACTACAAGAACCATTTAAAACACGTAGTGAATTTATCAGGAAGGCACAAAACCCTTTTAAAAATATGGTTGTTGTCGGGGAAATGATTTGTTTGAATCAAGGTTGGGTTGAAGGTGCGTTAGATAGTGTCGAGAACGTTATTACACAAAAATGGATGTAATAATTCTTATTATATTTAGAAAAATGTTGTCATTATATATAATGGAAAATTATATAGTTCGTGAAAGTGATGGAAACACGGTTCTAAAAGAATTAGAAACAAATGATAAGATTAAAGTTGGTGATACTATCGAATATATTAGCAATAATCAATTTGGAGTTGAGAAATATAGAGTAATAGATGAAGATGGAAAAAAAGGTCTTAAATTAATATCCGATTATGATGGAGAATATGAAGGAGGAAAACGTAAAACTCATAGACACAAGAGTCATAAACATAAAAGTCATAAACGCAAAAGCCATAAACGCAAAAGCCATAAACGAAGAGCGCGCAAATAAGAGATGATTTTTTATATATTTTTGGTAAATATATAAAAATTATTAATAAATTGACTTCGGACTACTATTTTGTCATTTAATCACCGCGATTTGGTCCAGTTGGTCCTGTTGGTCCAGTTGCACCCGGACTACCATTCAACCCATCAGTTCCTGAAACCCCTCTCATTCCTTGTTGTCCAGTAGGCCCAGTAGGCCCTTGTTCTCCAGTTGGTCCAATTTCTCCATCAGTTCCATTATTACCTGTCGGTCCAGTAGGTCCTTGTTCTCCAGTTGGTCCAATTGCTCCATCATTACCCGTCGGTCCAGTAGGACCATCATTACCTGCTATGCCTTGCTCTCCGGTTGGACCAGTAGGTCCAATTTCACCGGTGGGTCCCATAGGACCAGGTGGTCCCATCATACTTTGTATAACTATTTGTCTTCGACTTCTATGCGACCTTGATGAATTTGAACTGGATGAACTTGACCGTGTTCTAGATGAATCGGATGAACTTGATGAACTTGATGAACTTGACGAACTTGACGAACTTGATGAACTTGATGAACTTCGTGATTCTGAATCCGAATCGGAGGAACTATCACTCAACTTTGTTTCTTCATGGTGTTTTGACAATCTTTCTTCTGATAGTAGCCCCGGAGACCCTCAACGTCTTCCATGGTGTCCATGGTCTCCGTGGTCGCCACGGTCACCATATCCATATCCAGGACCATAGCCAGGACCATATCCAGGACCCCATGGCCCTCCGCCTCTGCTCCATAATAATTGCTGAAACTCAATTCCCTCAAAGATAGCATTTCTATCTCTAGCGACATTCAAGTTATCACGAAGACGGTCGCGGTCAACGTTGTCAACCTTTTCCTTGATAGAGCAGCAGCACTCGCAAAGCTTATCGGCTAAGAATTGTTGGCTCTTGAGTGCTTCATATTTAGCATCGGCTAGCTGCATCTGAATAGCCTCACGATTCTTCTGTGCCTCAAGTTGAGTAGAAGCAAAGTTGTGTGCTGCTTGGGCAGCAAGAGTCTCCTTGACTTTCTGCATCTCAAGCTGATTCATGGCAAAGTGATTATCTGCCTTGGAAGTAATGAATTGACCCATTTTCTGTTGCTCCAAAAGGAGAGAGCTATAGTGGCAATCCTGTGCCTTCATTATATCTAATTTGGTACGGAGGTGCTCCTCGGCTAAGTTTTGGAAACCATTAGCCATAGACGAGCGAGCCTCCCAAGCACCATCTGTTACCTGCTTAGAAAGAGCGTTGAAGTTTTGTACGCCAGAAGCATTCAAGTCGTTTCCAACGCGATTTACGTCGCCCAATATCGAGTAACGCACATCTCTTAACGCGGCATCTGCTATGCCAGCCGATGTAAGAGTCTGAATACGACCCTCACCTGCATTTCTCTCAACAGCAGCTAAGAGACCAGTAAATGCATCTTTTGATGTCCCAACCGCATCAACACCAACACGGTCGACGGCTCTCAAAATATCACGAGTAGAATCATTCGAGGCTTGGCGATTAGCTGCCTCGCTAATAACAGTTGTTAATTTAGCCTCACCTGCGGTGCGCTCAACTGCACCAAACATGTTGGCTCCGTTGCGCTCAATTGCGCTGGCAAGCTGAGAGTTAACTCTCTCAGTAGTGGCCATTCCATTATAGCCATTTCTCTCAACTGCAGTAGCGAGTTGAGAGTTAACACGTTCAGTAGTAGATGCATTTAATGCTCCATTACGCTCAATAGCAGTAGCAAGTTGAGCAGCATTTAATTCAGTTATATGAGAGTTAGTTGCACCATTCTGGTCAACAGCTCTCAAAATATCACGGGCAATATCATTAGCTGCCTGCTGTTTTGTTCTTTCAGCATTACCAGCTACTGTAGCATATATCTGGTCTTGAAGACCAACCGGGGCGTTTTCGAATCCGTAAGGATAACCAGGGTAGTAGGGCATCGATAAAGGCGGGGTCGTCTGTGTCGACATATAATACCATACCATAATATTTTTTTCAAAAAATTTTATCGAGTCTAAATCATTTTGGCTCGATAATCAGTAAGCAGAAATTGTAATTACAAATGTAAAATCACACCGCAAAATTTACAAATTGTAATGTGTATTCACAATTTGTAAAAATGCAAAAATCCCCACACCACGAATGATGTGGCTACAAAATATTTAGGAAAAACTAGAAAACTATAATTCTACATTATAAATATATGAAACGCCACGGAAATCCAAACACTATTATACAGCATTTGACATATGAAAATCATATGTTGAGAACCCAATATAATGAAATACTATCGATTTTGACAGAATTACAAAAAGAGATTGAAAACAAGACCGGTGTTCTGAAGTTATTACAAGATAAAAATACAGAATTAAATCGAGAACTTATTAAAAAAAACAAACAAATCGCGACTATTTTGAACAATCCCCCAGAAGATGAGGGGAATATAATTACAGATATATTATTAAATCAAATATAATTTCACACATGAACGCGTAGCCTGAAACTTTCAGTTCCGAAATTTGAATCTCAAAATATATAAGTTTAAAATATATAAAAAATATCAATCATAATATTATAGAACATTTGATGCCAAAAATCGAGATTTCTAATACTAAAATAGTAAAATTCTATGAAAAACATCCACACATAAATATCGAGTCTATAAACCTCATTTTTATTGATTTGTTGGATAAACTACTCCATAATGTGGGTGAAAATATGAATCTCCACGATGAAATATTATCAGCTGTTCAAGAAAACACACACAATATATCTGATTTAAAACACTCGTTCTTATCTCTTAAAGAAACCGTATCTTCTACTAACTCAGATAATTATTCGAAAATTCTTAATCAGCTAATTGAATTAAAACGAGATTACGTTGAAGATGTGAAAAACATCGTTCAAGTAAACACGTTTGATAAGATTGCTCCGCTTATCGATAAAAGTAATTCCACTTTGGTCGATAAAACTACACTTATTCTTAATGATGTGATACCAAAATCACAAACAATTTTTTATTCGCAAATAAGTGATATTATCCATTCTTTTCAAAAATCTATCACAGAGGATTCCAAAAATCCGTCTATTAATTCTATGAAAGAATTTGTCAACAATTTTGAGATAAAATCCTCTCTCATGTTGCAAAATCTACAACAGCCGATATATTCTTATATATCCGCTAGTGAAGACCGCATCACGAATAGCATTAATTCATTAAAAGATGGAAATAGCAACACGCTATTAAATAATCAAACTATTATCAACGAATTGGCTGATATATTATCTGAAGTTCGTAAAAAGGACTCAGTATCCCACATGCCTACTAATCAAATGTCGGGCGTATTAACCAAATTATATAATACTGCGGAAATTTCGGTTCAAAACCCTGTTGGCCCCCCCGGTATAATTTTAATGAAACGGATACGTAAAACGAATATTTTGGTTCAAAGTAAAGATATCGACGAAAATGTCGGAACTGAAGATATCAATCATTTTATGAATCTCATAGAAGAACATAATTGTAATGGTATTTTTGTGTCCCAAAAAAGTGGAATTGCTACAAAAAAGAACTACCACTTGGAGGTTCACAATAATAATGTAATTGTTTTTATACACAATTGCGAATATTCTCCATCCAAAATGGAATTGGCGATATCTAATATCGATAATTTATCTGCAAAATTGCGTCAATATCAAGGTAAAACTGGCGACGATTGTTCTATTCCAAAAGACGTTTTGGATACAATCAATAATGAATATCAATTATTCATTTCTCAGAAAACCGCGATTATTGATGTTTTTAAAGAGAGCCAACGTAAGGTTCTCGCACAAATCGATGAACTTCGATTTCCTTCCTTGGATAAGTTTTTATCCACCAAATATTGCGCCCCTATACAGAAACCTGGTTTAAAATGCGATTTATGTAAGAGTTTTTCGGCCAACAATTTAAAAGCCTTGGCGGCTCATAAAAGAGGTTGTGTTCGAAAACTTACAGTTTCGCCAATAACGACCATTAATAATATAGCAATTACCGCTTAGGTTTCTATAAATTTTGTTTTTGTTTTCCCATTTTTGTTTTTGTTTTCCTTTTTATTTTTCAATATGCTGTATTACATACTCCTTTCTATATGAAGGCTCTTTATTAAAAAAATATAAAATGCTATATATTTGTATAGTATCTTATCGGCGTTTAGATTTTGTTTTGGATTTCGATTTTCTTTTCGATTTTGTCCTCGATTTGTTTCTTATGATATTACGAAGTAATTTTACCTCATCTTCCATTTCATATTGATAATTTTTTAATAAATTAAATAAACCAATTTTATCTAGCTCATAACAAGGTAAAGCAGTAGAATAATCATTTAATAATAATTTAAATTGGTCTAAACTTACCAATTTTGTTTGATTTATATTATTAATGGTATCAAGTGTTATTACTGATATTCCGCCTATTTTTGACGTTATAATATCTTTTTTCATTAGATATCTATATAAATCTAAATATTCTTCCCCCCTTTTTTGTGATGTTATTGGACAAGTCGTTTTAAATTTCAAGATTTTTTTTTCTTGTCCTCTAATAACAAAATTATCAAACTTGATTTGATTTGTGCCTTTTTCTATTCCTTTATGAACCATAACTACTCCCATTAATTCAGCTAAATCTTCCATTATTTATATAATATATATATATATATATTTAATCTCTATTCGTGGATAAATACAGTTATCCACGAATAGGATATGTGTCTTCTGTTGATTTGTATCCAAATGGATACAAAAACGTGGTTAGCTGCTATCTCTTTCACGGACGAATTTCATTCGTCCATGAATAGAGATTAATTCTTCTGATTTTAATTTATCTCATGTGATGTTTTAATTACAATTGTAAAATTACCACATTATATATGCGTTCAATTATTTTATTTCCAAATATTGTTTTAGGATATATAAATATAGATGTCACCGTCTAATGACCACACCAGTCGACCGAGCTCTCCTATACCTTCGCAATCCCTACCCCACCTATTTGACGCCTCCGGGCATCCTATACCCGCCGTATTTGACTCCTCCGGGCACGTATTATCCATATTCGATTCTTCCGGACATATCATTACCAACGTATATGACGCTTCTGGACACCACGTATCCTCCATTACGGACTCCTCTGGAGATATATTTGATGTCTCGGGGAGTTCTACCACCAGTACCGACATATCGTGGCATCTATCGATAGATTCTTCAGGACATGTTTTCATGGAAGACAACGACCCATCCTGTAATGATATAAGTTTTAATATAATTCCAGTTGTTTCCGATTTATCAAGTTCCATTATTGACGGTTCTGGATATGAAATTAAAACCATACATGGAACTGGCTCAGATGGCTCCAAAATAACACGTGTAACTTTTACTACAACCGAACCCGATAAATATGACCCCCAAATTTATGAGAACCTTACCGAAACCATAACTACTTATAATGATGAAACTGACCCCAATAGTCAAACCAATCTATTATTGAATGAAATCCGCACTTATGCCGCTGAAATACAGTGCACAGATTTCCAAGGAAAAGGCTCTATCGATGACTACAAATCCCTTTTCCAAGCCGCCAGTAAAATCGCAACCGATTCCAAACAAATGGAATTGAATGTTGACATAGAAGGTTTCAACGAATTTGCCAGCGCCGCCGATGACCTTAGCGAATTATTCCAAGGATTTATTCTTAAATTACAGAACGTCAATATTATCACAGACTTAACCTTCTTAACTGCTATTAAAAACGCCCTCGCCAAGATTGTTAATCTATCCAATATCTTCGGTAAATTCAAACAGGCTGTTTTCGACACTACGACTATTCAACTTCCAAAATCTGCCCATGATACTACAGTTATTATTCGCGATGTAATGGATGAAGTGAATTGCGCAATGAACTACATCAACTATTTTGTCGACCCCAGCAGTAATCCCAGTCTTGGAAACGCGCAACTAAGCTCTACTGAGAAAAACATCATAGCTAAATCGGTGGAAACAATCAATAATTGGAACACATTATGCGAATACGGTGTCAGTATTGCTATGTCTAGTGATACCGATGTTCAATTTATTGAACAATCCAGCGTTAGTTTAAAACAAAAATCAATTACATTAAAGAACGCCGCAACTTCTTTAAGAAATAAACTAGCTACGTATAATATCACCTGTTAGACTTTATTCACCAGGAAAGAAATTGCCTGTATGAGTAAAGACGCGCAAAGTTTTCAAATTGTGAATGTTTAAATACATTTTGGAGAACTATGGTTAAAACTACATAAAAATTAATACGTTAAATAATATAATGAAATTCCTTATATTATTTTTGGGATTTTTGATTGGCGGGGATGGTTTTTTGCGGTTTTCTAGACCATCGAGAGAACCTATTATGATTGGAGAAGTTAATCGAAAATATCCACTTTCACGATATTATTATGAAAGTTATATTAAGCGCCTGAATTCTAAAAATATTACTATTCAAACACATGAAATACTTTATGGAGACCAAATTGACGATGGCTATGACCCAGATGAAGCCGAAGAAACAATTGATTTAGTATCAGAATTATTAAAAAAGTTTAATGAAACATCAGAAGCTACAAATGTTACTGGTCAATCAAAACCAAGAATGCGTCTTATTTTAAATAAAAATATGTTTGAGCAGTTATCTGCCGGGTTTGAAAATAATGAAGATGAGGAAGATTTTAAATTTGATGATTATGGGAATCGCATTCGAACCTATGGAAAAAACGGACGTGGAAAAAACAAAAATAAACGCTCGGAAAACTTTGAAGTTATTACAAAATCCCCCGTTAATTTTGATGATATCGGAGGATACGATAAAATCAAACTCGAGCTCAATCAGTGCATAGATATTCTTTCTAATTATTCAAAATATACTCCTTATAATGTGCGTACACCTAAGGGTCTTATTCTCGAGGGACCACCAGGTAATGGTAAAACTCTATTAGCCAAAGCACTTGCCGGCGAGGCTCAAACCGGATTCATCGCAGTTTCTGGCTCAGAATTTCAAGAAAAATATGTTGGTGTCGGAGCCAGTCGTATAAGAGAGCTTTTTAAACTTGCCAAAGATAATATCCCATGTATTATTTTTATTGATGAAATAGACGCGCTTGGTAGAAAGCGTTCTAGTGATGGCGATGTTTCTGGAAATGAGCGAGATAGCACCCTGAATGAGCTATTAGTTGCCTTAGATGGGTTCAAAAATACTACTGGAGTCTTTGTTATTGGAGCAACAAATAGAGCGGACCTATTAGACCCAGCATTAGTTCGTCCAGGTAGAATCGATAAACGCATATTCATAGGTAATCCAGACAAAACTACACGCAAGGCCATTCTCGATATACATTCTCGTGGAAAACCACACGACATTAGTGTTAAAACAGATGACCTAGTTGATTTAACTAATGGACTATCTGGTGCCCAGATTGAAAATCTGGTTAATGAAGCTATGTTGAATGCTTTGCGGTATGACCGTAAAGAATTCACGTCATTAGACATAGACATAATTCTAAATAAAATAATTGCGGGGTGGCAACCTACCGACCATCAATTCAGCACCGATATGATAGACCAAATATCTATTCATGAACTTGGACATGCCGTTGTTGGTATATTAGCAAAACATCATCCAAAGATGACAAAAGTAATTATTAATTTATCGGCGCCAAAAAGCCCTGCATATACGGTATTTGAGAGTTCAACCTCTACTATTTTAACAAGAGAAGCTCTCTTCGAACGGTTGATGATTTTATTAGCTGGTAGAATAGCGGAAGAAACGTTTTTTGGGATTTCAGTATCTACTGGCGCTATTAATGATTTCGAAGAAGCACTCAAATTAGCAGAAAAAATGGTATGTTTTTATGGAATGGGGAAAAAGCTTATTTATCCCAGCATGAGTGAGAAATATAAAGAGATGATTGACGATGAAGTTGCTACTATTATTGGTGACGCATACGGCTATTCAGAGTTTATTATTCGTAATGCTAAGGAACTCATTCGTGAAGGAGCAGATAATTTGAAGAATCATGGTGTTTTAAAGTCCGAAGATTTAGTAGAATTAATGACAACCAAATATAAAAGTGTTCTTAGTCTAAAAATTTAATGGTAGTAAAAAAGTAATTTTCACAAAATAATATATATAATGAATTTTTCAGAAAAAATATGTTTAATACCCAATCCTTATAATGAAAATACTATAACATCATTTCGATATAGTGTTTGTGAATACAACAACTTTAGAGCTACATTCAACGTAATGTTAATTGATGCAAGTAATACACTTATTGATATCAAAAAAATTTATATGGAATGTCAAGATATTAACAAAAGCGACAATACTGACCTTTATAATATTAATTTTATATCTTCCAAACTCAATATGACAATTGATAATAGTAATAATAGTGATAACCTTGATATTATTTATTATGCCGAGTTAGGTATTGATAAAGATAGAAATATCATTTTTCCGAATTTATATTATGATGATAACTTATATTCTGTCCAAAACGATTATGGTATACTAGAATTTGATTCAAATAAAAATATTATAATTAATACTAGTATTATTATAGAAGATAACAAACTTGTTTTACCATCTAATTATATTATTAACGAAGAAGGATTAGTAAAAACAATAGACGGTAATTCTGTTTTTATTAAATATTCTCTTATTACTATATAAATGAACAAAAACCTAGAAGATGAGAACATGATTCGTCCAATCGAAGAATCCATCATAAAACACCAACGTGTTCAAGCGTCAGTTCCAGAAAAACCAAAAAATTCTTCAAAAATCGCCATAAAAAACACCACAAAAAGATGTGTTCGTGGTAAAAGACGAAATTCAAAAACGAATCGATGTAATAAAAAGTGTCCAGAGGGATATACACGAAATTCGAAAAGACGTTGTGTGAAAAATTGATTATTTGGTATTATTTATTATAATACCAAATAAAATAACCAAAATGAGAACCCGTAGCCAAACCAAAACACATGAAAAGACCGATACATCTCGTATTATCTATGATAATACTATTGATTTTGATGACGCAATACTAAACTGGAATGCCAATAAAAAGAAACTATCTGACTGTTGTTATTCATATATATGTGGTAAAGAATTGAAAACCGGCGGGTTTTGTCAAAGAAGCACTAACTGTCGTATTCATAAATAATTTATATTAATAACTATATAAACACAATTGACTATTCTTTTTATATAAAATATGACCTCCGAAGAAAACCCTTTTACTACACCAACAAACCAATTTATTCCTAATGGGACTAACCGACTAACAAATGCTAACGCAACAACTTCATCCCAATATCAGCAAAATCTTATCAATATTGATATTGCCGATGAGAACGTAGCACTTAACGTTATGGTTTCATTTTTAAATGTTGCACAAAAGCGTGGTGCATTCGATTTAGCTGAGTCTGCCAAGATTTGGGAGTGTGTGCAAAAGTTTATTGTTACTCAACAACAGCAACAGCAACAAAGATAAATATATATTTTTTACTATAAAACATATATTTCATAACAAAGTTACTCTATATACTAACCAAAAAACCGCGACAATCATTCACAAATTCCTCGTCTGTTTTAACTATCTGATTTTGAAATTTTGCCTTTAGTAGCGTTAATACAATATGATTTAATTCATCCATACTAGCCTCTAAACGCAATATCTCACCGGTGCGTATATTAAATAATTTGAAATCACGTTTACTATCCTCATCTGGTTTCGTATATCGCATCTTCATTAACCAAGCATAAATGACTAATTGCAACTTATGGTCTGTTGTTAGTGTCTTTGTGCATTTCAATTCCCAAACAGATTTATTTATTAGGTCTACACGAGCAGCAAATCTGACCTTTGGTAATGTAGGGGCAACCGTTTTCAGAAAATTATCTATTTTTTCATGTTGTTCGTCATTATTATAATGGATAATCGTTTCCTCTATGCGTGGAACTAAACCCTTACATTCTTTACCTAATGCTTTATCCAACTGTTTCAAACATTTTGAAATATCTGCCTTATTCAACCATGTATACTCATCTCGGTTAATCTGTTTCAACCTGAAATACAGTTTTTCTTGTGCTGAACTACAAACATTTGCTACATAAAGATAATCATCCAATTTGCTTAATTCGTCTGGTATATCATTTATTAATTTACGCAAATACACGTGTTCTCTTTCTTTCATAAAGGACATGTATTCATCAATTGTCTCTAATAATGACGACCTTTCAAAAATTCCAGCACGTTGTTTTATATGGTCGTAATAAATCGCCGGGATTGCTATGCCATTCAAATCGCTTACCTCTTCAAATAAACCACTCTTTGTTTCTATAACACTTGGTATATCAATCTCATTAATTGTAGCGTTACTATCACTTATATAAATTTTATCCACTAATAAAACCAATTCATTAATAACAGATTCGGGTATAAACTTTATAAGTTCGGTTGGTGTTACCTTTCGAAAGGTCTCAATTAATGGCGCGTCTTTAAAATTCGTTTTGTGAATGCCGCGAAAGTCCATATAGTCAGCCTGTTTTATCTCAATATGACTCTTTTTTAAAAATTTAAGTGGTTGGTCCGTATCCCATTCATCATTTTCTAATAAATACAACCCATTTGTTGCACGCGTTGCGCCAACATATAACGTGTTTGGACAAACATCTTCCGGTATATTACGTGTCTGATATCTCATCGAATTATGGTCAAAACCTACAACATAAACATATTTACGTTGTCGACCTTTTGAAGCATGAAACGTCGAAAATAATACCTTTTTATCTATTACACGTTCATCTACTTTATCACCATCTTGGGATGGAACATGGCAAGGAATTCCTCGTTCCACTAATGCGTTCTCTAATTTCATTATTTTACTGTTTGTTCCTTTTACTGAAGCAGCCAATATGAAAAACTCACCTGGGTCTTCCCCCTCATCAATCTTTTTCATAATATCATACCCTACTATCTTCATAGAATCATGCATCGAATATCTTATGTATTGCACATTTTGACCATCTCTACAGGCTCTCATTCGGGGTTCTCCCAACATAACATCATTTACAAAAGAACACATTTGATTAGTAATTCTATATGACATTTTCATAGTGCATTTTTGAAAGTCCTGGGTTCTCAAAAAAGAAAACCCAGACCAGATTTTTTCAGCCATAGTTAAGAAACGAATATCTGCCCCTTTAAAATCGTATAATCCCTGCATATAATCTCCCAAAACTAATAATTGTATTTGTCTTCCCGAATCGCGTATCATTTTGGCTATGAATTGAAAATATAAAAAACTCATATCTTGGCATTCATCGAGAACAAACATATCGAATGGTGGAATTGGTTTATATGGAGGCGAATCTTTTGATAACAATTTTCGCATATCTGTGTCGCTATATCCGTTTGGCAAATAATAATTTTTTAGTAAACTATGAAATGTATGTATTTCGATGTTTTTCAATTTAGACTCAGTTGTCCGTTTACGAACATCGTCTTTTAGGGATGCGTTATATGTGATTTGTAAAATAAATGTCGAAGGTAAAGCAGCTGCAATAGATAAAATCATTGTAGTTTTCCCTGTTCCTGCAACTGCGTCGACAATTACATTTTTCCCATCCCTTGTATGTTTTAAAATTTCTTCTTGTTCATCACTTAATGTTATCATATATGTATTTACAAATACATATATTTTGATATATCGGTTTATACCATTTTTTTTTAAATTACTAACGGTCTATCTTAATTGTTTCAGAAAGCCGTCTAATAATTTTTTCATTCGTTTCTGGTAATTTATCCAAACCTTTAATACAATCCGTCTGTTCTAATATTTTATGATACAATTTATTCTCTTTTGAATCTAATACACGAATGTCGGGATTTGCTTGAGACCATTTCCTTAATGCTGTCCAATTCTTTTCGTATATTTGATTTAAAACACGTTGAAATTTTTCCTTTGTTTCACTATCTTTATCCCACTTATCGTTGTCTTTTATGTAAATTGTTTCTCGTTTTGTATCAGTACAGTGAAACGGGCGTTTTGTCATGCCAAGGTCATTCAAGTTCTTCACTATCATATCTGTTATTCCTGTAATATAACCTTTTCTACCCACGTTCTCTACATCATACAAATCAATCTTGATGTTTTCAATAAACTCCGATATATTAATAGCATCCTTACATGTTTCATTCAAGAAAAAATGCAGATTAAAATGATTTGTTTGCGTATTATTATTGTTAGAATTTGTATTTCTAGGTTCTCTCACTAATTCTATTAATTGCTTTTGTGTTTCTTTGTTGTAATCCATCTGTTGCTTCATTTGCTCAAACATTATATGCTTTATATCTTCATTCGTTTTCACTATATTTACAATTATATCCAATATATTATTTGGTATATTATTTGGTATAAATACGTTTTCGAGCTGTGTGGTTGGTGGAGGTTGAATAAATGGCTGTTCAATTGCACTAATGCACTTCTTTTTATGATTCCAAAGTCCACTAGATGACTTATACTCCTTATTACAGGTTGTGCAAGTATATATTGAACCCGATAAACGCCGTCGCTCGTTTTCTCTCTCCAAATCATTCGATTTCGTTAATCGAAGGTGTTTTGCTGTCAATAGATGACGAGTATAATCAGATTGATAGCTCGCATGATAATCACAAAGTTCACAAGAGAATTTCTCTCGTTTTCTCTCGCCATTATATTCTATTTTATTCGATCCCTCCGATTTTTGATGTTTTGCAGTTAGAATATGTTTGTTATAATCAGATTTACTACCCGAGAAACAATCACAAAAATTACAATAAAATGTTCGTCGTTTTTTCTCGTTTTTTTGTTCTAAATTCATTCTATAAAATATAGGTAGAATTATTCCCATATTACTTTTACGTAAAATTATTTATTTTCTTATGCTAACACATTTTGAATCATTTTTTTGGTTTTTACAGCATGTTCAGGCAAAAATGCATTTTTAAAAGGCCTTTTCAAAAACTCCTTCGCAACTTTTTGAAATTGGACATTTTAAAAATGTCCAAAAAAATTTTGCGCAGCCATTTCTTTTTTGGGATTTTATTAAATAATTTGCATAAAATTATTTAATATTTTATCTACGTTTGGTTGAACGACGTTTTCTGTGTTTTTTACCGCCTTTTTTTGTTCTCCGTTTTCCACCTTTGGTAGGTGATATTCTATCAATATTTAATTCTTCAAGTGCTTCATCTATTTTTTCTCCGTCCTCTTTAAATCTTTTCTTTAGCTTGTTTAATGCATAGGATTTGCCACGGCGTCGCTTAATATAATGTCCATATTCTAGTAATATATCTATTATATGCGGAGGATTATTCTTCAAATGTTGCATATCTTCCTGTGAAATAACATGATGTGCTAAATTTGGATATGAATCCATTGGGTTTTCTTGCGCAAGAACTAAATATGGATTTGTTTTTAATTCCAACATCTCTTTAACAAATTCCTTTCCTCTTTCTAATTTCTCGTCAGGTTGTCTTACATAAACATTAGGTTCGGTGTATAATTCAGCTAACCTGGGGGCCGCTGAATTTGCTATTATGTGTGGAATCGAAAACATTATATTATATATTATAAACACATATTTTATTTCTAAATAATATCTCACAATTTCACAAATCAACCCGATGGTTTTGGTTTATATAACATCTCACATAAAATGGAGAACGACCAATTTGAGTTATTCAAATTAACAATATTTCCGCGGTCATCCACTAATTTTATGGACATTTTTGATAAATTAATTGGCCCGAAATAAACACGTTGTTGGTTCTGTAAACTACCACCATTATCTACATAATATGCACCATTTGGTAACCCAGATAAACGCAAAGGTATTAACGCAAATACATCTTGCACATACGGACCAGAACTATATGATTTTGATGTGATAGAATTACGTAATGGATTTACCGTATTTTTAGAGTTTGCTATTTCTGTTATCGAATAGAGTTGGTTATTTGTTAATTTGGTATAATCAGTTACAGCTAAAGTATTATAAGCACGTTGTCCAGTTACTGGGTCGCATATAATATTAGAAGGATTTGCATAAGATGGTAATGCTATATTTGTATCTCGCGGCGTTACGGTAACTAAACTATCATTCAAATGATTTTGATTGAAGTCGTCTAAGCATATCAAAAAATAATTATATAGGTTTGTGCTTACGGTAGTATCACCTACTATATTGATAGGGTCTAGTCCAGAACCATATTCAGATAAAACATATTCCACAGAATCACGATAACCCAAAATCCAACCTAATGTCGCATCCCATGTTGTGTTTTGTACACTTGATGCTCCAACATAACATTTTACAAAACTATAAGGGTCATAGAAAACTACACGATAATCTTTCGCACTATATATTTTATTTATAGTTAAACGAATATTTGTATATTCTATGCCATTTATTGTTTTTATCTCAATATATGAACCTTTCGTTTCAGCGTTATTATTTAACGCAATATTCATAGCTAAAAGTAAATTAACACGGGTATATGATATCGGAGTGCCTGATAAATTAATGTATGGAATTTCTATTTTAATATTGTTATATGATGAAGCAACTCCATCTTGAAACGGAATTAATTCAAAATAACAAGATTTATCATTTAATATTATTTCAGCCTGTTCGACCGGTATATTTCCCGTAATTATTTTATATGAACCATTAGTAGATAAAATAGTATTATTAATATATTGTCTTGACTTTACTAGTGTTTGATTTAAATTCATACTTACATCTACCATCGATGGATCTATATGTAAATATTTATACCAACTTACATTTCTATAATCAGTAATTTTATTAGAAGACGACCCGACCATATCAACAAATTGAATTGAATAATCATTTTGAGTTAAATATTTATTAATAACAATAGTTAATGTTGCTGACAATATTCCGGGTATAATAGACGGTTCTGTAACAAAAGTTGTCCCTTTAAAAATTGTATTCCCGTCTTTATCTTGATAATTAAGAAATGCGTTTGTTATAGCTGTCGCTAATTCATTATAAAAATAAGGGTAACCATCAGGTTTAACTGGAGGAAATGGTATATTATAACTAATATCGCTGGAAACACTATACCCATTACCTCTACCATAAATAGTCGCTAAATATGAATTATTAGGAAATGTGTAACCAGATTTATAAGCAAATGATATATCAAATATATTTTGACTACCACTCAATAGTAGACCTGACAAAGAATTCGTTTTATCAACAGTATTATCATTAGTTGCGGTATGTTGATATATTCTATAAATGTTTGTATTGGTAACGTTGCTTATATTGAAGTTATTCAAAAATCCAGTAGATTGATTATTTGATAAATCAATTAAATAATTTGGCTGATCTATAGATTTAGTTATATCTATATTTAAATTGAAATAACTGGTTGAGTCAATACTAGCAGGTAGTGTAGTAATATGAATATCGCCACCATTACTAGCATCTATAATTCCGTTGTTTATAGCAGATAAATATTCAGTTAATGTATAACCAATTATATTCGAATTTTTTATGAAAATGAAATAATTATTGCTTATGTCAAAACCTTGTTTTACACAATTAAGTTTGATACTTGGAATATTCGTTGAAATGTCATAATATGACGATTGTTGTTTTACAGGAGAGGTGTCAGAAATAATATTATTACATTCATATGAAATATCAGTAAATTGAAAACAAGAATTACCGCCGGACCAAATATCAGAACTAAGAGCAGGATCTTTTGGAAAAGAAACTAATATTTTTGAATTAGGCATATTATTTGTTGTTGTTCTATTAGTTTTTAAGGCTAACTGAAAAAATGATTTATCAAAATATCCGACCATATTAGTATCAAGCGTAGTAGCTGATACATCAAATCTTTGTATATATGAATAATTAGCATCTAAATATTGATTAATTGAAATTTGATTACTAATATCAGATATTAATTCGGAACGTGTGTAAGTTCCTGTAGGAAGTGAAAAACTGATATTAAATGAAAAGTCGATTACAGATGAGTTATTAAATTCATAAGAGCCTATGTATTTATAAACAGTAAAATAATTATTTTTATTAGTCAACGGATATATTCTATTATTAATATCATTAAGTGAAGTGTCTCGATATCTTTGTAATAGATTAGAGTTTATTAGATAAGGTGTATATATTCTATTAGCAAATCCTAAAAATTCTCCTATACTTGGAACCCTACTAGGTGTAGTTGTTCCTTGACACCGAGATAAATCTGAGGTAAATGGAGATATGTAAGATATATCTGGAAATATCAATTGATAACTTGTTTCATTATATTGTTTATTAATATCTATAGTAGTTGTCATTAATGATGTAAACGAATTATAATTAATATCGGTAGTCCCAAAGCTAACATCTGTATAAGTATTTTTTATAGTCGATATGCTATTTTTTATAGTATTAGCTAAGTCAGTTGGACTATAATTTCCAGGCGAAACAAAAATCATATAATCATGATTTCCATTATCTATTCCAGGAGAATTTCCCTTTAAATAAAAAAAATTACTGCCATAGTTTGTGCTAATTGTATACCATGTATATGGGATTTGTATAGAGTATAATTTCATAGATACGACATCCTTAAGCGGTTCAGATAATTGAAGTGTAAAATTAGTAGAAAGAGATTGTCTATTTTCACGGTATTGACTATCAATACTTATTACGCGTTTAACGGTTTGTTGTAAAAGGGGGTTTAGTTTGTCTTGTGAATAATCAAGAGTTTTTGTATATCCTAATGTACCTCCATAAGCATAATCTGCATTAGTTTTTATTTTTGCTTCTGTATCTGCTGCAGATTTTGCAGCTGTTTGTTGTTCTTCTGTTCCAGTAAACCCTTCAACTATATTTTGTTTAAAAATATTCTGAAATCCCTCCTCATCTTCTTCTTCCTGGTTTTCGTCATCTGAAACATCAAAAAAACGCTTATAAATGTCATTAAAGAATTGTGCCAATTGATTACCAGATTCATTCTGTAAGGTCTCGTATTTATTTATTAAAAATAGAAGTTTAGCTTCAAGTTCTCTATCAGTTGGATTATTTACGTCCAATATATCGTAAAGTTCTTTGTCTGTATAACTTGAAACATTATAGATATCTTCATGAGAACGTTTTTGATTATTCATTTATTTTATTCTTTTATAGTATTCAGTTATAAAACAAATTTTATATCTATAAAGTCCATCTATTTAATTAGACGATTCTTAAACATTTTACCAATAAATTTTACTAAATCGAGAACCGGAGTCATTCGATACAGCATATCTGTTGGAAATGATTTTAAACCTTGGCCTCGTTTCATATGTTTATTTCCATTAAAACATAGAATATCGAAAACCTTCATTATTCGTTCTTCTTCATCTGTCATTTCACTACGGTCGATGCGATTTTTGCCTATAAATACATAGCGATTATAATTGCCGTTATCATAAACAAAATATTTACCCAAAATGGAATGATTTCTAACCATACCAACGCCCATTATTTTATTTGTATCGTTGTTCATTTCTAAAATAAACATAATAGAATCAGTATTTATTTGACTGGAAATAGGCTCAGGGCTACAATATATACAACCAATCTCAGGATGTGAATCTCGATAAAATTGGTTTTCTTTCCAAGTTGAATTATTAAATCTCGACGTCATTAGATGATTATTATATTCCTTTCGAAATTCTCTAAGACGTTTGCGATATAGACGTTTTTGTGTAGGAACTATTGTGCAATTGGTTGGCGCTTCGTTCATTTTTTGTATATTTTGAGAACCTTTACCGTGGTCCTCAAAATTCAATTTTTTATCTTGCTAAAAAGGATAAATAAACCAAAAATAGAAACATCGTTTTTGTTGTTTCGCTGACTATATGTTTTATATAATTTTTTGAATAGTGATATTTACTCACCAATAATAAATCGTAAAATGATTTGGCATAAATAAGAGGTATAATAAGAGCTAGTTTAAACCCAAACATATTATGAATATCTATCATAGTCATTATAACATTCAATAAAAATAGAAATTTCGATAATTGTAATGTTCTTGTATGGCCAAAGACAACGGGAATAGTGGGTATTTTATGTTCTCTATCGCCATCTATATCACAAATATCCAATAATAATTCGACATTTAGAGAACCGAAAAAAATTTGTCTAGCCAAAATAAAAACCAATTGAGTATTTGAACCAAATTTAGCTATAGCAAGTCCAGTAAAAACTGGCGACATGGATATTAGCCCAGAACAAGAAAGATTTTTTAATAAAAATATACGTTTCAAAACGGGAGTATATAAAAGTATATTCAAAATGGCAACTTGTAACCACCCAAACAGATTGACAGGTAAAAATAAAAATCCCAGTATTTCAGTAAAGAATATCATTATAATTGACGCAATAATGGCATCCTTTCTGGTTAATTCACCGCTAATTAAAGGACGTGATGGATTATTTATTTTATCTATTTCATAATCAAAGACATCGTTGACGGTCATGCTTGTAGACATCACGAATAATGATATTATTATACTAATATAAAATCGAGGTTTTTGTAAAATATTGATGGATGGATTCACTAGCCACCCTCCTGTGGTTGATAATAATGCAGAAGGTAAAATATTTTTAGGACGAATGAGTTTTTTAAAGGCAGACATTTTATTATTTGTTTGAGACACAAATGTTATTTTTGACATATGCAAATTGTGCATCGTTGATAATTGTGTGTTTACAAAAAAACTATTCGCCTGTTTACAAAATAGAATAAATAAAAAAATGAATAATTTCATATCTACCGAATATTAGTGATATAATTTTATGTAATTTTGGTCAACATAAAATTATTTTAGAATTGAAATATTACACCAGATTGATTCACCGTTCCACTTATATCTATAAATGGTCCGGTTATAGCTTGTGTTGTTGTATTTTGAGTTTGGGTTTGTTTTCCAAAAACCATGTTTCCTTTTGGAATGAATACATTAGCATTCATAGAGACATCACTATTCAAATATGTTTTTGTTGATATATAGAAGTTATTTGAACCATTCCAATTGCAATCAATATTGTTATTCACGGTTAATGCATAACTAGAATCACTTAAATAAGACTGTAAATCAGTAGATTTAACCAAAGAAACCATACCACTTTTATTTGAATTCAGCGTCATCGAAGCTACATCTAATAATAATACATTATTTGAATTGGTAGCTTTAAAATTATAGCCGCGTATGTCTGTAGATGTCCCATTAGTAATAATGTAGCTTGCTGACAGATTTGTTCCGTCCTGAATTTGTATTCCTGTTCCATAAGAGCTAGTGACTATTGTGTTTCCGGCATTTAATTGAATGATTTTTGATTTTACAAGTAAATTTTCAGTATTTGCAAATGTAACATTTCCTTGTATATTAATTTTATCTTTATAATTACCCAAATTTATAGTTGATGGACTATCCATTACATAAGTATAGCTACGAATATTTATAGTTTTACCGGTTGAACCATAAGAACCTAATGTTATAGTATCTGCGGATGTGTCATAACACGGCGACATTATAGGTTTAGTTACAAAAAGATTACCACCTATAGATACGTCACCAATAGTACTTAATCTGCCATTCAAACTTAAATCTTCACCTATAATTAATTGGTAATTATTAACGGTTGTATTTATGATATTTTGATTTTGTGCTTGTTGTACGATTAAATTGCCCTTCAATAACAAATTTCCATTCATAGTTGAATCACCCAGTACAAATAATCGACCACCCAAAGATACATCAGAACCTACTATTACTCTGTTATTAAAACTAGAATCGCCTGTTTGTACAGATGTTCCTTGCACAAATAATCGACCACCCAAAGATACATCAGAACCTACTATTACTCTGGTATTAAAACTAGAATCGCCAGTTTGTACAGATGTTCCTTGCACAAATAATCGACCACCCAAAGATATATCAGAACCAACAATTACACGCCTATTAAAACTTGCATCGCCGTTCTGAACTGATGTTCCTTGCACAAATAATCTTCCTCCCAACGATACATCTGAACCTACGATTACTCTGGTATTAAAACTTGCATCGCCGTTGACAAATAGTTTTCCTGGTATTTGAACTAGTGTAGAATTGCCGCCGACGGTTATTGTAGATGTAGTTGTTCCCATAGTAATAAATTGAACAGTATCATTCAATAAATAAAAATACTGATTTAATGTTCTAAGTTGACCAGAACCATCAATTATAATATCACCTGTTATTTTCATATTACCAGATACGTCAAGAACATTATTATTCGCTCGGTTAAATAGATTGGGGTAATAACCATAAAATATTTTACTGTAGCCAGAAGAAGAATTTGTAATATAACTACTTGAAACATCGGCTATTACAAACGAATTTAAATCTGGCATAAAAATACTTCTCAAGTTCTGGGTTGTATTTGTTATAAGATTAGCAACACCGGATGTATTCAATAAAGAAGAAGGCACTATTTGCCAGGTTTGTGACCCATTTATTGTATATAATATTACCCCATTATCTCCAACTACTATACCGTTTAATAAGTCATAAATATAGACACTACGTAAGTTATAAGTATTAACACCTGTTGTAATATTTGTCCACAAAGGCATACTATTCGATGCTGTAGTTGTATATGAAATAATTCCATTTCCAACCGCTACCGCATAATTATTATCAAAACAATAAATTGAATTATATGTATATTGTGTATTAGTAGCTGTTGTTGCAGTTGGAGTTGAAACAGAAATATTAATTTTCTGGATACCATTTCCAACTAAAAACATGAAATCACCACTACCATCACTATCATTAATAGTGCTTAAACTTACAGTTATTGTTGGTAAAGCAGTTGAAATGTTAACTCCACTACTGCCAATTAAATTAATATTATAATATAATAGTTTATATGATACACCAACGGTCTCACCTATAAAAACATTAAACGTAGAATCAGTTGATTTATAAGTTAAATACACAGTTTTCAACTGAATTCCTTCTGTTTGTTGAAAGGAAAAAATAATTGGATACCAATTTACACCACCATTATTTGTATAATATTGGTACGCACCACTTCCTTTATCGATAAATATGGCATAATTATCGTCATATGGGTATACGCAAAGGTCATTTTTATTACTAAATAAACTGGTATTTGAGAAAGAACTAGAACTAGACCAAGTTTGACCACCATTAGACGTATATAGTATTCTAGTATTATACGGGTTGGAAACAGTATATGGTGTTCCAACTGCGTATCCTCTCAATTTATTTAGTTTAGAAAATTTCATAGATAATATTTCAGAATTAGTTGAAATAACGTTTGTTAATTCACCATTTCCAATACGGGTTGCTCCATTTATATCAAGAATGTAATCTTCAGATTTTGGGGAATATGTATTAAACCCTGTTGTTGTTTTGTATTTTACTTCACTATTTCCAGATATCATTAATTGTGATGGTACATAATTACCAGCATTTGAAGTAATTCCAATACTTCCCATACTTCTATTGTAATCTTTTGAAAAAATACCACCTCCTAACGATAACCCCATTTTATTTGGAGCGGTAATATTTATAAATGTATTAGAAGTATTATTATTAGCGACAAAAGTCGCTGCTTTTCCAGTTTTCGAATTACTATTTTGATAATAATCGTATAAAAATGTAGAATTAGACGCATCATAAACAGTTAAATATTCATCCATAATTTTGCTATGAATACCTGTACCTGTCATAACAACATTTGTGCAAGATATGTCAGTAAACCCACCAGAATTCAATATATTTGACCCACCAGAATTCAATATATTTGACCCAGACGAATCTATGTATAATTTTTTGTTTGATGAAATTATAGTATTTCCTAAAACCGAATTTAATTGATTATCTTCAATTGAACGAATAATATTAGAACCAGAAGAATCTATTAATAAGGAACCTCCAAGACCAGTAATAATATTAGTGTTACCAGTATTTGTACTTATAATTGTATTGCCATTACTACTTGATAAATTGGTAGATTTTGATGATATATTTATTATTCCGCTGGTAGAATTTATATTTATGTTATTTGATTCTGACGTAATGGTAGATATTGGATTTGTGCTATTTAATACATTATTATTGTAAAAACCAATACGTGATGACAAACCATTAATTTCAGATGTTATTCCCCTTCCTGTGGTTGTTTCGGCAATAATATTTTTTATATTTGCTCCCGAAGTGCGAATTCTTAGTATATTATCAGTATCGCCATTTACATCAAGATATGCCGATGGGGTTCCGGTGTTTATACCTATGTAATTATTATTACTATATAAATAAGGTCTAGGTTCATTAACTCCAAGATAAAGTTTATTTTTTAAAATAATATCTGGAGCCGTTATCTGTGCTTTAACAGTTAAGGTTGAACCTACTGATAAAGTTTGTGTTATTTCGGCAGTTCCAGTAACTACAAGAGCACCATCGATATTTGCTTGAGTCAAGTTAACTTGTCTAAGAAGTAAACTATCCGCAACTAATGTTCCAGCAGATAGATTATGCAATTGGTCAGATTTATAAATTCCTCCATATTTTTTCCAATTATTATTAGACATATTATATAAAGAAGACCGGATTTTATTTTTGATGATAAATCGTATCATCAAAAATGCTTGTTTCTAAATTAATTATTATTTTTCTTTGTTCTCCTGTTTCCTCTTTTCTTTGATTTTGATAAAATGAATTTATAAATATTGGCATATTCATCAATCAAGAGATCAATCATATTTGTATAAAAATGTCGAAATGAATTTCTTTTGGTTTTTATATCTTTAATTGAGAACCAATCAATTTCACTTTTTTCAAATATACGAGTTTCGTATAATAATTTGTGGTCCATTTTTTTCCAAACAAATCGATGTATATTATTATAATATTTTGTCAGGTTCTCATCATATTCTAAAAAAAACACGTGTATGTGGTAATCCTCATAACATAATTTATAGACCCCGCCATTCTTTTTAATCAGATTCCCCAATTCCTTTTGATTTCCTAATATACCCATCATTTCTTCACTGCCTTCACGAAGAGCGGCTTTATAAATAGGTTCTTTATTTTCAACGCCTCCGCCAAAATCAGACCATCCAGGAGCACTTTTTTCCATTTCACACTCTTTTCCGAATAAAAACAGGAGTTCTCCATTATGTATTGTAACTGGTAAAATACTTGCCGCAACCATTATAATATATCACTAGAAATTTCTACTAGGAATATAATTTCTTATATGCTTTTGCCGATATTCGTTTATATTTTGGAGTACCTCGTATCTTCATATATTCCCTAGCGCGGATATATGCCGCCTCAATACCTCGACGGTCTACTTTACACGTGTTTCTTCTACAGATTGGAAATGTTTTATTTGGACCTAAAAAACATCTATTACCGCATTTTTTTAACATAACTGTTCTCTCGTGATATCCGGGTTGAGCCTCTTTCCAACCGCGTAAAAAAGTACCACGCCCTTTAGTACGAGTTTTGTTTTTCATAGTTTTTGATTTTTTAGATACAAATTGTGATTTTTTAGTTTTATTTAGACCTAAATGACTGCGCATCGGTTTATATTAACCTTATATTTTTAATTTCATTTTCTTGTTTTTTTGGTATAGACTCTGAATCGTATGTTTCCTCCATTAATTCTGCACCTTTTCTCTGCTGATTTGAATGAGCTGCCATCTCACTATATTTATGAATAGTTTTATAAAACTCTACAACCTTCGGATTTGCTCTTATTCTATCTGGTATAAAATCTGATAAATAAAGTCCCTCTAATGATTTAATTCTCGAAAGTGCAACATATGTTTGACCATATTCGAATATACTTTGTCCAATATCCATCTCCGCAATAGATAATGTAGCTCCTTGTATTTTATGAATAGTAAGAGCCCAAGCTAAACAAAGAGGATATTGCCCAATAGCCAACATAGGATAATCATCAGATTGCCAATAATGTATTCCGATAATTTTAGTTATACCTGTCGAGAACCTTACTTTTATAAGTGGCGGCTGACTAGTTTCAAATATGTCTTCAACAATACCTTGAGAACCATTACATATACCATTATCCATATCTAGATTTATATTACACATAACGGCCGAACCCTTTTTCAAACGTAGAACTTGTGGACACGGCATAGAACCTATCAAAATATCTAATTCGCGTTCTCTATCTGTTTCCGAAAGCTCTTTACATTTATCAATCGCATCTACTGGAATTGGCTTTGTTGAATCAATAAAAGAGACACAATTACTTTTACGAATAGCCTCGAATACATACTCTTTTTCCTTTATTTTAGAGAACATTTGACTGTTTACAAAATCGGTTTTTGCACGTAGCGCAAATAATTTAGTGGGAATACACCCATTCAATTTCTCGGTCTCATATTCGCGTTTCACATAACCTTTCAAAATTTCCTTGTTTTTGTCTGATAATTCACCTACCCGTATTTCGTTCAACATATTAACATAAATGGGGTCATTTTGTCGAAAAATAGTTTTTAATTCAATATGGTTTTCTGGTTTAAATATACTTTTCCAAATAGGCGATTCAAAACAAAAGAGCTCTGTATCTTGTTCGCCGGGTGTTCCAACCGGAGGTAATTGAAAGAAATCTCCAGTAAAGATGACTTGCATACCACCAAAAGGTAAACTAGACTGTTTTGCTGAACGAGCAATTTCTTCTATAATTTCTAGAACTTTTTTAGATAACATGCTGACTTCGTCCAAAATAATACCTTTTGCTTTTCGCCACTGTTTCATAGCGTATTTATTACGTAAAACCGACATGACAACTGTTTTTTTATCACCTTTTGCTAATTTTATTCCGCTCCAAGAATGTAATGTTCTTGCATTACAATTCAATAAAACTGCGGCGCATCCGGTCATAGCACATATAGGAATATGTTTATTCGTTAATAAATTATATTCATGGAAGGTTTTTATAAGATGCGTTTTACCACTGCCTCCTGGACCAGTAATAAAGATATTTTCACCGTTTTTATATTTTTCAAAAGCAAGAAGCTGTTCTGATGAAAATCCGAATAGGTTTATACTATAGTTACTATTAGTATTATTAATATTATTACTACTAACAGAGTCATTGTTAAGAAGTGTAACTCGTTTAATCTGTTCATTTTCCATTTGTTTTTATTGAAATCAATAAACGATATTATTTATTTCAATTTTATTCGTGTTCTACTTCTAGACAGAATGAAAAATCATCATTTAAATTGTGATTCAAAGTTATAACGCTTCCGTTCTCACTCAGTAATTTTATATTTAGTTTTAATAAATCAATAGTTCCAGTATAGCTACGTTTATCACTTACTAATAAGCCATTAAATTTATTTACAGGCATAACTGTTCCATAACTATATTTTGAGCTATCCAAACTAATTCTCGCAATTATATTTTTGTTTATAAAAGAACCGGCTATTGGTGAAATAAAAGAGTTTTGATTTCCTTTATTAAATTCATCAATTGCTAAATAAAGGTATCGCGGACCAGTCAAATTAATATATTTTTCAGATGTGTATATTATAGGATTATTATTGTCACCAATAATCGTATATGTTGGATTGCGAAAACCTAAAATCCAACCTAATTTATATCTGAAATTATATTTGTCTGCCATGCCTTTATCATTAACCGTGAAATCTATAATAAAATCTGAACCGTTGCTATAAAATTGCATATTGCTTCCTGATAATTGACTTCTTAAATCCCCGTCTCCTGAAGGGTTTATTAATTTATCAAAACAAACGTTTAACGCACTCTTCAACGCGTCTGCATTATACTGACCATCTGGTACAGTTATTAAATACATTTTATTTTTATTGCTAGTATTTGTTATTTGAAAACTATTATTACCTAAAGATGAACTTATATTATAAAAAGTCATAGGTAATTCCATAGACACTATACTCATAGTTTTTACATCAGGTATGCGTTCAGGTAATGTAATATTATAATCGGTTGTTTGTAAATAGTTATATTCATCTCTAAATTTAGTATCAATATTTACATATTTTGTTTTTGTTGGTTTTGAAACATTTGACATTATCATATGACTACCATATTGTGTAGTTTTTGGTGCTAAAAAAAGTTCATTATATTCTGACATATTATAATATAATGTTTTATAAAATTACTGTTAATAAAACTTATTTATATAAAACTGAATATTGAAAGGTTCCGGGTACAAGAGTTGAGTTAGTTTGACTGGCAACTGGTCCAGATGCACCATCAATCCCAGCAGGACCAGTTGGCCCAGTTGGCCCAGTTGCTCCAAGTTCTCCGTCAATTCCAGCAGGGCCGGTCGGACCAATTTCTCCGTCAGAACCTGGAGGACCAGGGGCTCCTTGTTGACCATCAGCACCAGGAGGACCGGCAGGTCCAATTACACCAGCAGGACCAATCGCACCAGCAGGACCAGCAGGACCAGCAGGACCAGGAATACCAATAGTACCAGAAGTTCCAGCCGAACCAATAGGGCCCATAGGACCAATTGCACCCGCAGGGCCAGAAGGACCAGCAGGACCAATTGCACCAGCAGGGCCAGCAGGACCAATCGCACCAGCAGGACCAACCGCACCAGCAGGACCAGCCGGACCAATCGTACCAGCAGGGCCAGCAGGGCCAATCGCACCAGCAGGACCAGCCGGACCAGTCATTAAACTATCATACATACTACTAATATCATCGTTAGTTAAAGCGCCATCATATACTGTAAAATTTCTTACTTGTATACCATCATCTTGATAATGCCAAGGGTCTCCAATATATAACGTAGAATTAGCATCAGGTTTTGTTATACTACCGTAATCTACGGTGGTAATTTGCGCTCCATTAAAAAAATATTTAAAATTGTTGTTATTAAACACTAATGTTACAAAAAGAGGTTCAAATAAACTAGGTGCATCAGTATTTACACCATTATTGCCGTCACCATTAGTTGAAAATCTTATATGAAGTTTAGTCGTGTTATCTGGAAAAACCCAAACAGCAGGATTACGATCTCCATCGTTACAACAATCATTACCTGTTTTTGTTACATGCAAAATATTTCTCCACTGGTTCGTTACGTTTTTAATTCTTAACAAAAAAGAATATGAAATACTGTTATATTGAGAAAATTCAAAAGAAGATAATTTAGCATTAAAACCGTTCTGTTTTATAGTATACCAACTATTTTTTGTGTCTGGACATACCCACGTTTTATTAATATTCGTTAAAGCTTCTTTTCTATAACTATGCAAATAGTAATATATTACTAAAAGTAGTAATATTAATGATAATAATATTATAGTAATATTGTTAAACCCCTTCATCAATTATCAAAATAAATTTTATATATAATTCTTATATAAAAATTATTTAGCTCCACTACAACTACTGCAATTTGATATAGGCAAATAAAGACTAAATTTTTTTGGTTGGGTTATAAATATTGGCGTTGAAACATACTTTGGTCTTGATGGTATATTGGTGGATAAATTATCTATTAATGGCGATGTTCCTTTATAAGTATAACTATTATTGGTAAAATTCATTTTAATCATAATAAAAAATTGAACGTTTTCGCGGTATATAATTTGACCATAAATTATTATAAATGGAAAACCAAGGATATATATGCGGTAGTTGTAACAAAAATTATAAAGAAAAATTCAACTTTGATAGGCATAAATTATGTTGTGAATTCTTCCATAAAACACAAAGAGAACGACATAACGAAATAGATATCTCGAATGATTCTCTTCCAACACAACGGGAAATGTACACGTTGATGCAAGATTTAGTTCTCAGGATTGATAAATTGGAAAAGGAAAATGCCAAATATAGGCAAATGCATAATAAAAAGATAAATATAATAGATTGGTTAAACACAAAAACTGTGCCTCCGTCTATTTTATTTTCAAAATGGGTTATAGAACATCTATTCTCACATGTGAAAGATAACTTAGATGTGGTATTTTCATGTGACCTTATGACTGGCGTTTTGAAAACATTCGAAAAAACGATTGAATCCATGAATGAAACTATAAATGAAGAATTACCTATTCGAGCAATAGAGGGAAAAAATGTCTCATTCTATATCTTTGATTATCCTATTAAATCGCAAAATCAAAAAGAAGGCGCAATCGATGTACAACCGAGGTGGTTTAAAATATCGAACTCTGATTTTGACCGTTATTTGGCAAAACTAGACCACCAATTCTTAGTAGATTTCAATCGCCACTGGTTTAGTGTTCATAAGGAAAAAGTGGAAACGGATGAAAGTTATAAAGATAAATATATTAATTATTACAAAGCAATATTGGGTGGAGATAGAATGTCAGATGAAACGCGATATAATAAAATCCGCCATAAATTACATGAAAAAATTAAAAAGCGAATTAATTCTATAACCGAAATAAACATAGAATAAATTTATTTGCCCTATCCAATAACAGGATTTCTAGACATTTGTTTCCAAAATTGTAGCCTAGATAATGCGTTTTTATGTAATTCCACCGATTTTTGTTTAGAATAATCTGTAATAAAAAGTCCATCTTCATTATGTCTTAAAACGCGTTTATTGAAAATTTCTTCTGCTGCGTCAATCGCCTGTGTAATATCACCATGTTTTTGTGTCATATGATAAATCATACACCTATCTACATCATATGCAGTTAATAAATCAGCTTCGCGAACTATATGATAGGCTCGTTGATAACCACCCAGGTTAGGAAATCCGTTTTTTTTCACAGTAGAGTAAGACATAGTGGCTATTATATTTTTAATCATATTTATATCATTCTGGGTTATGCAAGTTGTTTCTTTCGATAAATCGCAATCTTCTTCGCAAAAAATACCCTTTTTATTCAGAAACTTATCAATTTCTATTATTCCAAGGTTCTCATCGACATATTTTTTATCTGCCATATCGTGTAGAGCGGCTGTTATATAAATTAGTCTTTCTTGGTTTTTTAGAATTGGATACGTGGCAACTTCGGATTGATAAATTTGGTTAGCGTAAAATAAAACATTCATACTATGTGAAATACCATGCGACTCATCAATATTATGTTTAGCTACGGTTAGCATAACATATTGAAAAATTCTACTAAAAAGATTCGTCATTGTTATATATTGATATCATTTTGTTTCTATACTTGTTAAAAAATTGAATTTAGTAAAGTAGAATAAAATAATTTATAACCACATAAACTAATTACGATGTCGAATCTACCAGTACCGGGAAGGTCTAATTATTTGGCTCTTCTAAATTACCATCCTCGTGATAAACACATTTCTTTCGAAGAAGGGCCGCATATTTATACTGTTTGTGGAGAACGAGGAACATATAAATCAGTAACAACATGGAATCACAGTCATTTTTCGCATTTTGACGCAGATAAAATAATAGATAATATGATATCGAGTGGTAAATTAAACGACCCAAATAATAAATATCATGGAATGACAAAACCAGAAATAAAGGCGCTATGGGAAAAGAATGGCGCTGCAGCATCAGGTTCTGGAACAAAAATGCACGAAGATATTGAACACTATTATAATGGAATGACGGTAGAAAACGATAGTATTGAATTTTCCTATTTTCTGAATTTTGTAAAAGACCATCCTGAACTAAAGCCATATAGAACAGAATGGATGGTTTATTACGAAGAGCTTATGATTTCCGGGTCGATTGATATGGTATTTGAGAACCCAGATGGAACAATCCGTATTTATGATTGGAAACGATGTAAAGAAATCAAAAGCGAAGTGGAATTCGGAAAATATGCACATACTACATGTATATCACATTTACCTGATGTGAATTTTTGGCATTATGCTTTACAATTAAATGTTTACAAAACTATTCTGGAACACAAATATGGGAAGAAAGTAACGCAGCTATGTTTGGTGTGTATTCATCCAGACAATTCCTATAAAAATTATGAATGTATTGAAGTTCCCATTTTAGAAAAAGAAATAAAGGATTTGATGGAACTACGGTTGAAGGAAGTTGAACAAATAAAGCAAAAGAAAACGTCTAATTATAAAAGAATATAGAAAAACCGTCTACTCTAACTATATTATCATGAACATATTTTGGTTTATTTATTTTAAAATAGCCCATTTTTTTTTGAAAATCCATCAATTCTTTTTTAAAAAACTCGAACAACCACTCGTTTTAGATAAGACTACTCAATATATTGAGAACCAAAAAACCCGGTTTTTAAAGGCGATTGAGTACCCTAAAAATTCAAATATAGATTCTCTTTTTTATTCCAAGAAAGAATTCCAAGAAATGTTGATTGATGAAACGAACTCATTAGAGAGTACTTGGAAAACAAGAATATTGTGCGAAAATACACCCCGCGGAAATATTATAATGTATTTTGATGCCTACAAAATCGGATTTTCTTATTATGCTGATACTGCTATACCATATAATGTTCTCAACGCAGTTGCGATGAAATATGTATCTGTATATAATTGTCATGACTTCTTTTTAGATAATGAAATAAAGGATTCCCCATTAATAAAAATCCACATCGAAGAAGAACCAAAAGCAATTAATCAAGAAATAACTAAGAAAAGAAACGACAAAAGAAAAATGTTAGAGGATGCGCCATTTGCAAAACTCAAAAATTATAGTAAAAATACAAAAAATACGAAGGAATCGAAGGACGCAAAGGACACAAAAGAACCAGCAAAGGATGAAAAAAAAAAAGACTACAATCGTAATCGGTTTATTTGTTTGGGAAAAATTACCAATTTTCAAATAATAAAAAAACAGAAACGAATATTTCATGGGAATGGTTTCAAAACAAACCTACTAGATGGTGTTAAAACAGAAGGCGAATTGCAAAAAACAGTCATGAATTATCGTGATTACAAGAATATTTTACGTTCAGCAAAATCTAATTAGCAACCATTTTTGATTTCCATTTTAAATACCCTACTGATTTTTTTAATTGAAACGACATACCAAGATGAGAGTCGGCTATTAAAATAGCTTTTTGTTCCTTTTCAGTTAACGTTTCCAGATACTGTTTTTGTAATTTTTGTTCGGTTTCATCAGTAGTAGTATCAATTAGTTTTTCCATATTAATAATACTATTCATTATAATATTATTAATAATTCAATTTTATAGATGATATAAAATGATGTATTTTTTAAGGTCTATCCATGTTTTTGTATCCATTTGGATACAAAAACGTGGTTAGCTGCTATCTCTTTCACGGACGAATTTCATTCGTCCACGAATAGAGATTAACAGTTTGCTCTAAAACCATCAAATGGAACGCCTTGCATACTTCGTTTTCTTTTAAAAAAATCCACATCATTAACAAGGCATTTTTGCTGTTTTTGTAATAAATAATTCCCCTGCGAGATAGGGATGAAAGTGTTGGCAGGTTTAGTATATAAATTATTCTTTTTTCCTTTATTATAAATACTAGAAGAAGATGTAAAAAGTTTTGTATTTGCGGTTCCGTTGACTGTTGTTGAACATAATGAAGGTGTCGCCGATATCATATTAGTATCTGTTAGGTTACATATCAACGTTTTTTTAGTCAAATTGTCGATATAATCACTTTGACGATTAATATGATTATCATCAGGTTTTACATTATTATGTTTTACGCATTTACATTTACTAGTCAAATTTTCCATACAAAGATTATATTTTGTTTCAATCATTCCTGATGTATTTAATACTGATGATTTAATAATATCGTTATCATTCATAGTAACCGAAATAGGATTTACAGCTAATATTAATTGCGATTTATCAAATTTACCACAGCAACCGCCATGACCACATGGCACATTACCCTTCATCGGTGTTTTTAATAAAGTTCTCGAAAGACTAGTTTGTCCTACATATCCTTGGTTGCGTAATGTTCCATTCAAAGAAAAATTGGGCTTATTTACACTCATATTATTATATTTAACTTGGGATTTACGTTTTAATGTTACGATTGACATGTTGTTATATATATATGATATCAAAATATTATTACTACAAGCGTAATAATATTTCTAAATAAAAATTTTGGTCTATCCATATTTGGATACAATTTGCCGGATAACCCATATGCCTATTTCATGTATAGGCCTTTAATTCAAATTATTTATTATGGATTTTAATTCGTCTATTTCTTTCTTATTATTTTTTATTTCTTTTTTTGCTTCCTGTAATTCTTTTATTAATACACCAATCAATCCAGTATAATTAACTGATTGTAATTGTTCTCCATCTTTTTTACCATTTACTAAAAATGGATAATGTTCTGCTAATTCGTGAGCAAAAAGACCAATATCTGTTTGGTTTGATTTTTTGTTATAGTAAATAATTGGGTTCAGATTGTCAACAGTAAATGTTTCATCCAAAGCAGCTGCGTTTTCTTTAATTCTATAATCTGATGTTGTAGACCAATTAGTCGATTTAGCTGAACCATTTATATTCAATAGATAAGCTACGTCAAATGTTACACCATTACCTATTGTTACATAATTGGGAAAATTAACACACGTCGACCCTGAGCCAGAGTTATGAGAGACACTATTAGTAAACATACTAACAGTAGTGATACCTTTCACAAATAAATTACCGTTTATAGAACTATCTCCAAATACAAATAACCTACCTCCCAAAGAAACATCCGAACCAACTATGATACGTGAATTGAAACTTGCATCACTTGTTATTGCGTTTCCAAATAAGGTTGTTCCAAATACAAACAATCTTCCTCCTAATGATACATCCGAACCAACTATTACACGAGAATTGAAACTTGTATCCGCAACATGCACGGAAAATCCTGAAACAAACAATCTACCTCCTAATGATATATCTGAACCAACAATCACACGTGAATTGAAACTTGCATCACTTGTTATTGCGTTTCCAAATCCGGTTGTTCCAAATACAAACAATCTGCCACCTAAAGAAACATCTGAACCTACTATTACGCGGGAATTGAAACTTGCATCACTTGTTATTGCGTTTCCAAATGCAGTTGTTCCCCGAACAAACAATCTGCCACCCAAAGAAACATCCGAACCTACTATGACACGTGAATTGAAACTTGCATCACTTGTTATTGCATTTCCAAATGCTGTTGTTCCAAATACAAACAATCTGCCACCCAAAGAAACATCCGAACCTACTATTACGCGGGAATTGAAACTTGCATCATTTGTACTTGTTATTGCATTTCCAAATATTGTTGTTCCTAATACAAACAATCTGCCACCTAAAGAAACATCTGAACCTACTATTACACGGGAATTGAAACTTGCATCACTTGTTATTGCGTTTCCAAATAAGGTTGTTCCAAATACAAACAATCTGCCACCTAAAGAAACATCTGAACCTACTATTACGCGTGAATTGAAACTTGCATCACTTGTTATTGCGTTTCCAAATCCGGTTGTTCCAAATACAAACAATCTGCCACCTAAAGAAACATCTGAACCTACTATTACGCGTGAATTGAAACTTGCATCACTTGTTATTGCGTTTCCAAATGCAGTTGTTCCCCGAACAAACAATCTGCCACCCAAAGAAACATCCGAACCTACTATGACACGTGAATTGAAACTTGCATCATTTGTACTTGTTATTGCATTTCCAAACGCAGTTGTTCCAAATACAAACAATCTGCCACCCAAAGAAACATCCGAACCTACTATGACACGTGAATTGAAACTTGCATCACTTGTTATTGCATTTCCAAACGCAGTTGTTCCCCGAACAAACATTCTGCCACCCAAAGATACATCTGAACTAACTATGATACGGGAATTAAAACTTGCATCTTGTCCAACAAATAGTCGGGAATTCAAAGATACATCACTCGATGTATATAAACGTCCGTTTAGAGAAATATCTTCTGTTACAACTAATTGGTAATTCGTGGTAGTTGTGTTAATAATATTTGCATTTGTAAGCTGTTGCACCGTTAATGCTCCCTTTATTAATAAATTACCAACGGTTGAATCACCAGAAACAAATAATCTTCCTCCCAAAGAAACATCTGAACCAACCAAGACTCTGGAATTAAAACTAGCATTCTCGGTGAATGTCTTTATTCCATTAACTGTTTGTGCTGTTGTCAAATCCATCGCGGTTCCAGCTACAGATGCTAATGGGATTGTTCCTGATTGGATATTTGCACCAGACATAGTGGGTGCTGTTTGGAAAGTTGCATCCGCGGTAAATGTTTTTATTCCATAAACTGTTTGTTCTGTTGTCAAATCCATCAGGGTTCCATCTAGAGCTGCTAATGGGATTGTTCCTGATTGGATATTTGCACCAGACATAGTTGGTGGTGTTTGGAATGTTGCAGCATTTTGTACAGAAATGGTTGAAAATGGAGTAACGGATATATAAATACCATATTGACCGTATGTAATGGTTCTTACTATTACAATATAATGCCCATTTGCAGAAACAGCCATAAAACCATCACCTATCGCCATAATATCGTACATAGTCATAGAATTTGTCCACGTTGCACCATTATCGGTTGACCTATAATAAACTCCGTCGGATGTGGAACCTAGTAATATTCCGGTTGCGGTCATAGAAAATTGAGTTAGAGAAGCTGGTGTTGACGCAGTTTCCGCCCATGAAACACCATAATCAGTAGATATAAGAACGTTATTTGAAAATATGGTTGTTGCCGCTTGAATTTGTCCGGTTGCTGATAGAAATACTTTGGTATAGAAGGGTACTGAATTAGACACGGTCACCCCTGTAAATGTAGCTCCATAATCAGAAGATCTATATATTGGAAATGATGATGATGGTGAATTTGATGTTGCTACTACAGTTTGATATTTTCCACTAGCAGAAACCGCAATATAGTTCCAATTATCAGGTGGAGATGAAACTGTACGGCTAGCCCAATTAGTACCATAATCATTTGACGTATAAATTGTATTGCCAGTCATATTTGTCATTGACATATATTGTCCAGTAGCTGACATTGCAATACCAGTTCCAGGAGGAACATTATTTGGTGTCCAATTATCACCATAAGACTTTGAAATATAAAAATTAAATGTATTATATCCCTGCATATAGATTACTTGAACTTTACCCGATGATGACACAGCAATACGAGGAGTATAAAAGTAGCCAGCAACATCTGTCCATGTTACACCATAATTATTTGATTTGTATACGGAATTACCTGATGACACTAACTGATATTGTCCATTTGCAGAAATGGCCGCATAATACAAATAATTTGAAATAGTTTTTACAAGTTTATATGTAGTACAGAGATTATTCCTTAAATCTAAGGGTAAATCACCATTCAATAAATAAGAATCTTGACACAAAGAAATACCAGAATTAAAATTAGCTTCACTAGTGTATGTTTTCACACCTCCTACAGTTTGATTTGTACTTAAGTCAACCCCCCCACCTCCACCTCCACTTCCGCCTCCTGTGAATATTGAACCACCTACATAAAGACTATTCGCAGGAACAAATAATCTTCCACTAAAATTAGCATCCCCACTTATTGCTAAGTCAGCATAAGATGTTATTGACCTGTTTACTTTTGGGCTTTGTGATTGCATGTTTGAACAAATAGATAAATACTGACAATTGGCTGACATAGCACATCTCTTGTAATATGCATAACTTGAATTAGTTTGTTGTTTCCATGTAGTACCATAATCTGTCGATATATATATATAACCACTATTAATAAAAAAACTGCCTGTAGCTATTTGATATTGACCATTCGCTGAAACTGAAACTGACCCCCATGGTGTTGAACCCGCTGAAATACTTTGTATCCATGTTTTTCCAAAATTAGATGATGTATAAATTGCACCTACTATTGAATATCCGCCGGGTCCAGGGGTAGGTTCAAATATAGATGCGGTTTGATATTGACCAGTTGCTGATAGAGATACTGAAAACCATCCTCTTATTGGAGCGGAAGTATTTTGTGTCCAAGTTACACCATAATCAGAAGATGTATAAATAGAGCTATATGGAAAGGTTCCGTTAGTAGGATTAACTCCGCCAGCAACCGCGGTTTGATATTTGCCGGTTGATGATAATGCTACACTAAACCAAGATTCAGTTGGTGGTGCAGAAGTATTTTGTGTCCAAGTTATACCATAATCAGAAGATGTATAAATAGAACTTGTAAATGCTACAGCAGTTTGATATTGTCCAGTAGAAGAAACCGCTATATCATTCCATATAGACGAGGGAACTGTTCTACTTTGCCATGTAATTCCATAATCTGATGATGTATAAATTGCTCCAAATCCCTGAAATCCAACGCCCGTTGTTTGATATTGTCCAGTAGAAGAAACAGAAATTGACCACAAATTTACTCCACTTGCAGTATTCGTATTTATATTCCATGTTATTCCATAATTATTTGATGTGCAAATTTTTCCAAAACCACATCCAGTTTGGTATTGTCCATTCGCAGACATAGAAATTGCCATTATACCTGATGTAATATCTATGGGTGTCCAAGTTTTTGCAAAATTATTGGAAAAATCTAATGGTAGAGTATTAGTTAATAGAACCGAACCATCGATTAATGTCAACGGATTTACAGTTCCGCGTAGATTTGTAGTGCCACTAACGTCTATTGAATTATTAAAATTTGCATCCTTTGTAAAAGTTTTTATACCATCAATAGTTTGTGTGGTTGTTAGGTCAACTCCACCTCCACCTCCACCTCCACCTCCACTTCCTGTGAATATTGAACCACCCACGTAAAGACTATTCGCAGGAACAAATAATCTACCACTCAAAGAAACATCCGAACCAACAATAACGCGGGAATTAAAATTTGCATCCTTTGTAAAAGTTTTTATACCATCAATAGTTTGTGTGGTTGTTAGGTCAACCCCACCTCCACCTCCACTTCCACTTCCTGTGAATATTGAACCACCCACGTAAAGACTATTCGCAGGAACAAATAATCTACCTCCTAATGAGACATCTGAACCAACAATAACGCGGCTGTTAAAACTGGCATCACCTGTTTGAACTGATATTCCTGAAACAAATAATCTACCTCCTAAAGAAACATCGGAACCAACTAATACTCGGGAATTAAAACTTGCATCACTTGTTATTGCATTTCTAAATGCGGTTGTTCCTGAAACAAATAATCTACCTCCCAAAGAAACGTCTGAACCTACTATGACGCGTAAATTAAAACTCGCATCTTGGTTAACAAAGAGTTTTGAATTTAAAGATACATCGCCAGATGTGTATAATCTTCCATTCAACGAAATATCTTCACCAATTATTAATTGGTAATTAGTAGTGGTCGTATTAATTATATTTGTATTTGTAGTTCCTCCTTGGACTAATAAATTACCTTTTACGAATAAATTACCGTTCATAGAACTATCCCCAAATACAAATAATCTACCTCCTAATGAGACATCAGACCCAACTATCACGCATGAATTAAAACTAGCATCATTAGCAACAACTAGATTATTAGTATTTATATCATTATATGGTGTTATACTTCGATAAATTCTATCATTAAAAACAGCAGTTTGATATTGTCCATTCGCGGAAATCGATACGGATAGCCAAAGTGCAGTTATTGCTGTTGTTTGTGTCCATATTTGACCATAATTCGATGATGTATAAATTCCACCATTATTGATAACAGCAGTTTGATATTGACCATTCGCGGATATTGATACTGACAACCAATATACACCACTAGGTGTAGATGCATTTAATGTCCATGTTTGTCCATAATTGGATGATGTATAAATTCCACCACCAATAAAAACAGCAGTTTGATATTGCCCATTCGCGGATATTGATACTGAACTCCAACTTGTACTAGGAGCAGATGTATTTTGTGTCCATGTTTGACCATAATTCGATGATGTATAAATTCTACCATAAAACACAGCAGCAGTTTGATATTGACCATTCGCTGAAATCGATACTGACCACCAATTTGTACTAGGTGCAGATGTATTTTGTGTCCATGTTTGACCATAATTCGATGATGTATAAATTCCACCAGTATTGATAACAGCAGTTTGATATTGTCCATTCGCTGAAATCGATACTGAATACCAATTTGCGCTGGCTGCAGATGCATTTAATGTCCATGTTTGACCATAATCTAATGATGTATAAATTCCACCAATACCAACAACAGCAGTTTGATATTGTCCATTCGCTGAAATCGATACTGAATTCCAAGTTAGACCACTAGGTGCAGATGTATTTTGTGTCCATGTTTGACCATAATCTAATGATGTATAAATTCTACCAGTTGTACCACTAGAAGCAGCAGTTTGATATTGTCCATTCGCGGAAATCGATACTGAACGCCATTTTGCACTAGATGCAGATGCATTTAATGTCCATGTTTGACCATAATTCGATGATGTATAAATTCCACCACTAGAAACAACAGCAGTTTGATATTGTCCATTCGCTGAAATCGATACTGAATTCCAATTTGTACTAGGTGCAGACGTTTGTGTCCAAACCGTTCCAAAATTATTTGATGTATCTAATGGAGGATTATTTGTTAATAAATATGAACCTACCCCAGATGAATCCTGACATAACATTATTCCTGCAGTAGAATTTATAGGGTTTTGTATGTAAACATTACCGGTCATAGATACATCATTAGTAAAATAATTACCACCACCACCACCACCAGTAAATATGTTTCCACCCACATAAAGACTATTCGCTGGAATAAACAATCTACCACCCAACGAAACATCTGAACCAACAATAACGCGGGAATTAAAACTTGCATCTGTTGTTATTGCGTTATTGAATGCTGTTGTTCCAAAGACAAACAATCTTCCTCCTAATGAAACATCTGAACCTACTAGGATTCTAGAATTGAAACTGGTATCAGCAACATGCACAGAATATCCTGAAACAAATAATCTACCTCCCAAAGAAACGTCCGAACCAACAATAACGCGGGAATTAAAACTCGCATCTGTTATTATTGCGTTTCCAAACGCAGTTGTTCCAAAAACAAATAATCTACCTCCTAATGATACATCTGAACCTACTATAACACGTGAATTAAAACTTGCATCTTGGTTAACAAATAATTTTGAATTTATAGATACATCATTAGTAAAATTACTACTACCTGCTGTAAATAACGCATTTCCAACATAAATATTGCCATTTACCGGTAAATATATAGAATTATTTACAAATAATCTACCTCCCAAAGAAACGTCTGAACCAACAATAACGCGGGAATTAAAACTGACATCTTGATTGACAAAGAGTTTTGAATTTAAAGATACATCGCCAGATGTGTATAATCTTCCATTCAACGAAATATCTTCACCAATTATTAATTGGTAATTAGTAGTGGTTGTATTAATGATATTTGTATTTGTAGTTCCTCCTTGGACTAATAAATTACCTTTTACGAACAAATTACCGTTCATAGAACTATCCCCAAATACAAATAATCTACCTCCTAATGAGACATCAGACCCAACTATCACGCGTGAATTAAAACTCGCATCTGTTATTATTGCGTTTCCAAATGCTGTTGTTCCAAATACAAACAACCTTCCTCCCAACGAAACATCTGAACCTACTATCACGCGTGAATTAAAACTGGTATCTTGATTAACAAATAATTTTGAATTTATAGATACATCATTAGTAAAATTACTACTACCTGCTGTAAATAACGCATTTCCAACATAAATATTGCCATTTACAGGCAAATATATAGAATTATTTACAAATAATCTACCTCCCAAAGAAACGTCCGAACCTACTATTATACGTGAATTAAAACTTGCATCTGTTATTATTGCGTTTCCAAATGCTGTTGTTCCAAAAACAAACAATCTTCCTCCTAATGATACATCTGAACCAACTATGACACGTGAATTAAAACTGGTATCTTGATTAACAAATAATTTTGAATTTATAGATACATCATTAGTAAAATTACTACTACCTGCTGTAAATAACGCATTTCCAACATAAATATTTCCATTTACCGGTAAATATATAGAATTATTTACAAATAATCTTCCACCCAAAGAAACGTCCGAACCTACTATAACACGTGAATTAAAACTGACATCTGTTATTATTGCGTTTCCAAATGCTGTTGTTCCAAAGACAAACAATCTTCCTCCTAATGATACATCTGAACCTACTATAACACGTGAATTAAAACTTGCATCTTGATTAACAAATAATTTTGAATTTATAGATACATCATTAGTAAAATTACTACTACCTGCTGTAAATAACGCATTTCCAACATAAATATTGCCATTTACAGGCAAATATATAGAATTATTTACAAATAATCTACCTCCCAAAGAAACGTCCGAACCAACTATGATACGAGAATTGAAACTCGCATCTTGGTTAACAAATAATTTTGAATTCATAGATACATCATTAGTAAAATTACTACTACCTGCTGTAAATAACGCATTTCCAACATAAATATTGCCATTTACAGGCAAATATATGGAATTATTTACAAATAATCTACCTCCCAAAGAAACGTCCGAACCAACTATGATACGAGAATTGAAACTTGCATCTTGGTTAACGAATAATTTTGAATTTATAGATACATCATTAGTAAAATTACTACTACCTGCGGTAAATAACGCATTTCCAACATAAATATTGCCATTTACAGGCAAATATATGGAATTATTTACAAATAATCTACCTCCCAAAGATACGTCTGAACCTACTATGACGCGTGAATTAAAACTCGCATCTTGGTTAACAAATAATTTTGAATTTATAGATACATCGCCAGATGTGTATAATCTTCCATTCAAAGAAATATCTTCACCAATTATTAATTGATAATTAGTAGTGGTTGTATTAATGATATTTGTATTTGTAGTTCCTCCTTGGACTAATAAATTACCTTTTACGAATAAATTACCATTCATAGAAGTATCGCCAAAGACAAATAATCTGCCTCCCAACGATACATCTGACCCCACTATAACACGACTGTTAAAACTTGCATCTGTTGTTATTGCGTTATTGAATGCTGTTGTTCCAAATACAAACAATCTACCTCCTAATGAAACATCCGAACCTACTATAACACGTGAATTGAAACTGGTATCCGCAACATGCACAGAAAACCCAGAAACAAACAATCTACCTCCCAACGAAACATCTGAACCTACTATCACACGTGAATTAAAACTTGCATCTGTTGTTATTGCGTTTCCAAATGCAGTTGTTCCCTGAACAAACAGACGACCTCCCAAAGATACATCCGAACCTACTATTACACGTGAATTAAAACTTGCATCTGTTGTTATTGCGTTATTGAATGCTGTTGTTCCAAATACAAACAATCTACCTCCCAAAGATACATCCGAACCTACTATAACACGTGAATTAAAACTTGCATCTGTTGTTATTGCGTTTCCAAATGCAGTTGTTCCCTGAACAAACAGACGACCTCCCAAAGATACATCCGAACCTACTATAACACGTGAATTAAAACTTGCATCTTGACCAACAAATAATCTACCATTCAAAGATAAATCTGAAATGATTGCAACTTTAGATGAAAACGAAACATCATTATCAAATTTATTTATACTAAATGATGAACCACCAACATATAATGAATTTGTAGGTATATATAATCTACCACCTAGAGATATATCACCAGAGTTGATGTAGAGATTGTTATTACGTAAAATTAAATTTCCACCACTCATATCAACAAAACCCTTCACATAGGTTTGGATGTAAAAGTTTGAATTACTTGATGCATCTAACCAATTACCTAATATGCTACTCATAATATATTAGTATATATATTTTACTAATATATTACGGACGTATAAATATTAATCTCTATTCGTGGATAAATACATTTATCCACGAATAGGATATGGGTCTTCTGTTGATTTGTATCCAAATAGATACAAATCTAACAATAGGCCTTAATATTAACTATTATGTATTAACTTGCGTTATATATTTTTTAATATCGTTCAATTCTTTTTTGATATCTTGTATTTCTTTTATTAATATACCAATCAATCCTGTATAATTTAAAGATTGTAAATCTTCTCCATCCTTTTCACCACTAACTAAATAAGGATAATATTTTTGTAATTCATGAGCTAAAAGTCCTATATCATTTTTTTCCATAATAGTATTAAAATAAAACACCGGGTTCAATTTGTCGACAGAAAAGGTTTCGTTTAAAGGGGTTATATTTTTTTTTATTCTGTAATCTGAAGTCGTTGTAAAACTTGTTCCTCTAGCTGCGCCATTCACTTCTAATACGTATCCTGCGGTTACTGATTGCGTGTTTATTGCTAATTTATTATTCGCAATTAGATTACCATTAACTGAGACATCACCTGAAAAATAACCTGTTGTAAAACTGCTTATATTTAATGTTGAACCTCCAATATATAAATTACCTAATGGTACATACAGACGTCCTTTAATATTAACATCGCTTTCTACAGACAACCTAGAATTTAAAGACGTATCACCAAAGACAAAGAGACGGCCTCCCAAAGAAACATCTGAACCTACTATGACACGTGAATTAAAACTCGCATCTTTATTAACAAATAATTTTGAATTCAACAACGTATCTCCAAATACAAATAATCTACCTCCCAAAGAAACATCTGTACCAACAATAACCCGTGAATTGAAACTTGCGTCTTGGTTAACGAATAGTTTAGAATTTATTGAAACATCGCCAGATGTGTATAATCTTCCATTCAAAGAAATATCTTCACCAATTATTAATTGGTAATTAGTAGTGGTTGTATTAATTATATTTGTATTTGTAGTTCCTCCTTGGACTAATAAATTACCTTTTACAAATAAATTACCATTCATCGAACTATCGCCAAAGACAAATAATCTGCCACCCAAAGAAACATCTGAACCTACTATAACACGACTGTTAAAACTTGCATCTGTTGTTATTGCGTTTCCAAATGCAGTTGTTCCCTGAACAAACAATCTACCTCCCAAAGATACATCTGAAGCAACTATGACACGACTATTGAAACTTGCATCTGTTGTTATTGCGTTTCCAAATGCAGTTGTTCCCTGAACAAACAATCTGCCACCCAAAGAAACATCTGAACCTACTATTAAGCGGGAATTGAAACTTGCATCTGTTGTTATTGCGTTATTGAATGCTGTTGTTCCAAATACAAATAATCTACCTCCCAAAGAAACATCTATACCAACAATAACCCGTGAATTGAAACTTGCGTCTTGGTTAACGAATAGTTTAGAATTTATTGAAACATCGCCAGATGTGTATA